ATTACGGATCATCAGATCGCGAAGGGCTTTCGGTATCCGTTCATCAATCTTTACATCTGGTGGGGTTACTGATTCTGACTTTGTATCCACCGGCGGAGCTGCTTTCTCTTCCTTTGGAGGCTCCTCTCGGCTCTTACGGACAGTACTCCCAGAGTCCTCCTGTTTCGGCTGAGTAACCGGGGGAGTAAGCTTCTTTTCTTCCGAAATGGGATTTCCCACAACGGAACTTTCTATGATATGGCGAATTGAATCGTATTCAAATGGTACTTCGTCAGGAAGCCCATAGCGGTTTTTGGCATCCCAACAGGAGTGATGGGTTGTGTACATGACTCGTCTGCCACCCTGAGCTTTGTTCTTTCCTTTCTGGGCGCCCTGTCCGTCCACATTAACAACCATAGTCTTATAATTGCAGAACAGGACCATATCTGCCCATTCCTTCACCATAGGGGCCACACCTTTACTCAGCTTCATTTCCCACCGGTCATAAGCTCCCATCTCATCCGGTTGTTCAAACTTTCTCATTTTTGCATGAGCTGTTAAAACCACGTTGATCCCGACTTTTGTCACATCAGTAAGAAGATTTAGAAGCTTTCCGAATTCTTCCTGAATATATGTATAACCTTTTCCATAGCCAAAATCTTCAATGCTGCTTTTCTGGTTCTTCGTGCAAACACTGGTAGTACAAAGCGTTTCAGCCCAGTCGGCCGTGTCGACGATTAAAGTTTTGCAGACATTTGGTGTCTTGATCACATCTGAAACCTGATTTAATATCATGGTCCAGCTGCTAGGCTCCGGAAGCCTTGCCACATCCATATCCTTGGTGCTTCCCTCCGTATCAATAAATACTGGATCCGGGAACCTCGCTGCAAAAGTTGACTTGCCAATACCTTCCGGGCCATACACAACAGTCTTCTTCGCCCCTGGCAACTTTCCTTTAATAATCTGCATTAAAATACTCCTTCCTTCCATCCTGTCTTCTTATCTTCCATGAGCGGGTGCTCCTGACCTGCCACGTATCCATCTTCAATTACAATACTGCACTCTTCCCCGGTGCTTACCCTGGTTGCAATGGCTTGCAGTCCTTCCGCTTCCAGCCATTCACCAAACTCCTTAAGGACTTCTAAATCCATCTGCTCTAACTTATCAAGGAGGACGAAACCACACTCCGGATTTAACTTCCGGACAATGGCAGTGGATACTTTAAGCCGGTCGGAGCCTGACATGTTGTCCCACTGCTGTCCTTTATAAACCAGCTCTCCTTCTTTAATAGAAAGTTCCGGAAGTGGAAGTTCAGCAGATTTAAGAAGCTCATTTTTAGCATCACGGGTTTCATCAAGCTGTTTTGAAAGCTGGTCATACTGCCTACGGTATTCCCTGGCATCGTCTTCCGCTTTCTCTTTGTCAAGGTTCGCCCGCACCTTCCGATTGATTTCCTCAATATCAGAAATGCTGCGCTCCAGTTCTGCGGTAGACTGATCCTCCAGATCCTTCGCATTCATTCTGGCAATGGAAAGATCCGCCCGGACTGTCTCCTGTTTTTTCAGGAGTTCCTGGATTTGCTCCATAAGTCTCTGGTCTTCCTGTTCTAACTGGTGGAGTCGCTCCCGCTTTCTTTGGTTCTCACCACTCTGTGCCAGGATATCCTGTTGCTTTTTAATGAGGTCAGAGGCAGATACTAACTCCACCGGAGCGTCATTATAAGCCGGTTGCTCTTTGGCATACTTTTCTTTCTGATCAGCAATGCGTCCAATGGTAAGCCTCTCATTATATTTCTCCTGCTCTTCCCGTTCCAGAGTCATGAGCTTGTCCCCTACTCCAATGATCTTAAGTAGGATCTGGGCTTTCTCTTTTGAGGTGGACTCCATGAACTTTGGAAGGTTTAACGCGAACTGCTCCACAAAATCATTAAGAAGCTGCTGTCCGCCCTTCTCGCCGTTCGGATCTGTTACCTTCAGGGCGCTGTTCTTGCCTTTCCGTTCAACCACAAGACCGTTGCTCATGGTGATCTTAAGGTTTGGCGGAATCACTGACTGGTCGCGCTGCGCCTGAGAGGGACGAAACTTGTCCCCACCAAGCACCCAGGCGATAGAATCCAGTACAGAGGTCTTTCCCTGGTTGTTTCTGCCTCCGATAATAGTCAGACCGTTTGCTGACGGTTCGATCTTTACGGCCTTAATTCTCTTTACATTCTCAATCTCCAATTGATTGATTTTCATAGACATTGTTGCAATCCTCCTGTTTCCTATGTATAATAGGAATGAATAGTATTTACGTGTTACCTTGATTCCCTGGGAGTTGCCGCTCCTGGGGTTTTTGTTTCTTCAGAATAGATACTGATCTTTCCGCTTTGCATACAGCACTTTGTATCAATACCCATTTTCCGGGCTTCATGTGTAAGCGCCAGACCTAAACTCGACATTTTACAAGCCAAAGGCATAAGTCTGAGAACCACTTCAACTGGAACCTTAAAATCCAAAGTGTTAATGAAATTCACCGTATCATTATGCTTTTCGATCAGATTCAGCATTGCTTCTTTTGTCATGATTCCTCTCCTCTTAGTTGTTTAATCCTGTCCTGAACAATAGTAACCTGCCTCTGCGCTGATTTTAGATCACTATCAAGCTTTTCCATCTTTCCAGCTCTATCCACCATATCCTCAATAAGGGGCATACCAAAGAGGGTGTAAAGCATTGCAATTTGATCCTTACCCCCAGTCTCACTGATAGTTGGGTACCAAGTGTAAACGTACTCAATGGTGCTATACTCTTCATCACTGATCGGTTTATTCACCAAGACCTCAAACTCGTTCTTCATCAAGATTCTTTCACTTCCTTTCTTGTAAAATTTTTCCAAATCTCCTATACTGTAGGTACAAGCTCCTGCCAGAGCTGAGTACAAAAGAAAGGAGAGTCATAAAATTATGGAAACTACTACTCTGTCGCTACAAGACCGCATTGACCGCCTCGCCATTGCCTATATCGAAAATCACTACGATGTTAAAAATATGTCTGTTTCTGACTTCATGGAGAAATTCAATGAAACATGTGGGGAAATCTGCAATTCCCTAAATGGAATTAAAAACTGATTGCAACATGTATTCAGCCAGTTTCTCAAGTAACTCACGTGCAGAAGCAATTGTCATCCCGTCTAAAACTTTGATAATTGCTTCTGCTTTTTCAACTTCATCTGGGGCAAAAATCCCTTCTTTTTCTGTACAAATTCCGTTATTGTTCTCAAAAGTTATTCTTGACGCATCTTTAATAGATTTCATCCTCTCTCACCTCCTCTCACAACGTCTCTAAAGCACCAACCACCATAAACATCAGAGCAACGCTTCCGATGAAGATTACTGCCGGCATAATCCGCTTTGTAAACTCCATCAGCTGCGACGGGCGGGTGTCGGTGTAATCGTCTAAGTTGTCATAGTACTTCTGCATGGGAGACCTCCTTTCCTCTGACGATCTGCAGTATCTCCTGATCGCTCAGGCCTAAAGCAGATACTAAAATCCATAAATCCTCTAACCGGAAGGTCTCTGGGTGCTGCCAGCGATAATTAATGGTATTCTCTGGACGATTTAGGCGTTTGGCAATTTCCTTGTTTCGGATTTGCTTAAGTGTCATTCGATTCCTGATAGTAGTTCTGGCGATCAACTTCTTTTGCTCAAAATCACTTGACTTTAACTTTGGCACTTATCTCTCTCCTTTTCTCATAACCTCTGCATGTATACTGCCTGGACCGTTCCGGGCAAAGCCGGCGATATCGGCGGGTCTCGCAAGAATGTGCAGTCATGGCTCACACCCCTAACTGTTTCATAATGTCCCGGATCATGGCACAGCCGGAATCTGCTGCAACGTTGCATACTTTCTTCCCACCACCTGTAAAAGTTCCTATTACTACTTCTTTCTCTGCATCATAATTCAGTGAAACCAGATCATGGGCTCCTCTTGTTTCCTGAAGCGTCGCCAGGAGCAAGTCACAAATACGCTGTTTGTTTTCTTCCATATGTATCGCCATTCCTTTCTTTATTGCCTTTTTATTCTGGGTATCCTATAATTGACTTAACAAAATGCCAAGGAGACAGCCTATGATTATCACAAATCAAATTCTTCGGATTTTACGGTATATCTACAAGAAGAAAGAAGTATCCTACCTTTCAATCCGGAAAAAATTTAAAGTTCCTTCCTATGAAATCTTGGAAAGCCTTGTATATCACCAGTACCTTATTCAAATAGGTGGCTCTCGAACCAATACCGGGAACCTATTGAAATCACTGAAACTACTATGTTTCAGCTAGATGATCTTGGCTTTGTTGAAGTGGAAAATAAACAGTGGTTCAACTTGCAATTTGTTATGACTCAAATACTTCTCCCAATCGTAATTGCAATTATTACAACTCTGCTTACATTATCCCTATCAGCTTTGCTATAGTCATCCCTATAAAACTTCCCAGAATACCACTAATAATTGGGGTAATATTTTCCTGAATAAATTCTTTTATGACTCCTATCCCTCTCACCTCCTTTTCAATGTGCTGTTATGCAACCCCGCGGTATACTACAGTACAAATCTTGGAATTACCTTTTGAATCTACGTGGGGAATTTTTACAGGATAGTTATTTTCAGCTAGCCACAACTTCACGTCTTCAAATACAGAGGGCTTGTACTGGGTAGTTACGTCATCATGACCATTCCGACTGAATGCCGTAGTCACTATCTCGCTTTCTTCTATATGAAGTTTCTGGATAATAGCGCTAACAGCAAGGATATGTGGGTTGCCACCTGCAGAGTAGATACCGAGTTCTTTTGCAATCTCTGTACAATCGTAAAGCTTAGGCATGTCCACTTTATCTGTAATGAGAGGAATCCCAAAGTCGATGCCCGCTTCATTCTTATAAAGGTTACCTACTGCGACTGCGATAAACTTTGAATCAACCCCAGCTTCTTTATAAGAGTCCTTCATAATCTTAGCCGCCATGTTGACCGATGAAAGGGCGGGGCGTTTAGGTGCCATGGATCTTATCCTTTGAGGAATACCTTCTCTGATCGTATCTTCCATATCATGGAACCGGTTAATGTACCGTGCGGTAAATTCTGTACCCTTGATACCTGTAAGCTTGTGGGCGATAAATTCACAGCCCTTTTTAGTTACGTTATAACAGGGTCGTGTCTCGCCTTTTCCATCTTTGTAGGTTGATCCCTTAAAAAAATCAACAAATGCAATATTGCTTTCGTTGAATTGATCGCAATATCTACGAATATCTCTCATTAAATCCGCGTGATTCTTCCCTACCATTTCAGCTACTTCGCGGCTGTCTAATGTCTGTTCTAAATTTTTCATGTATCCTCCCTTTCTGTTCTTCGATCTCCCTTTAACAGCTCCGCCCACGTTTCTGCAAACTCTTTGTAGATATTGGAACATCTTTCCGCATCTGAGTATGTCAGAATAAGACTTTTAACACTTTGCGGTCTATTGGTTGCCTGAGAGTACAGAGCCCTCGCCGTGGCATCACACTGAGTTGCCATCACCCAGAAATTACATCTGTACTTATGGTTTAACTTCTTGGTATGTTCATTACACAACCTTTTGTAGACGTAATTCGGAGATAATCCATAACTCGAACAATCCTCGATGTCAATTACAATTTTCACTTTTTCCCGCCTCCTTTTCTTCTAATAAACTGTCTACGGTTACGCCTAGTAATCTCGCTACTCTTTTTAAGCTCTTTGCTGTAGGACTTACCTTATTCCATTTGCACAAACTTCCAATTGATAAGCCTGTTTCCGATTCTATAAAATTAATGGATAAACCGGACTTCTTAGCGGCTGCGCAAATATTGTCATATACCATAATCTGATTATCTTCCTGCTTCGTAAAATCACCTCCATTTTTTAGTTCTGAAAAAATCGCCAAAATATATTGACTTACTTCTGAAAATATTCTATAATTGGATTGTCGATCAAATTTAATAAAAATTCCCAGATATTTTTATCGCTATAATTATGCGATTTTTTCAGAACCCTATAATCACATTATACGCGATTGTTTCAGAATGTCAAGGGTATTTTTGCGATTTTTTCAGGATTTTTTTAAGGAGCGCAAAATGGATCTTAAAGAGCGTATCAAAGAGTTATGTAAGAAAAACAATATTTCAATGAATCAATTAGAACAAGAACTTGATTTTGGTAAAGGATATATTAGTAAGTTAGGGAAAAGTACGCCCAATGCTACGAAAATTCAGCAACTGGCTAATCGGTTAGGAGTAACTGTAGACTACCTCATGACCGGCAATTCCGATGATGATAGCGAGCATTACTATACAAATGAGGAAACCCGGGAAATAGCTCAGGAGATTTTTGAAAATCCAGATCTGAAATCATTATTCCATGCCGCAAGGGATATACCGCCAGAAAAATTAAGAGCTCACATAACTTTTATAAAGTCTTTAAAAGAGCAAGAAGACAAACATAATGACGAAGGGTGTTGATATGGATGAATAATCCTTTGCTTACCGAAGCAATAGGGGTACATTTTTTAGATATGGAAACAGAAATTGAAGAACAAGTAATTTGCAATACTGACGGAAGCTTTACTATTATAATTAATTCAAGGCTGAATCAGGAGCGGCAGATGCTGGCGTATCAGCACGCCCTCTTACATATTGTAAACGATGATTTTAATAAAAAGGAGGCTGATTCTGTAGAATTGGCTATGTAACAAAAAAAACCGCCCAGTGCTACCAACACTGAACGGCTTTACATAAATTTTCTCTTACCGGACGCTCCGGAAAGAAATGATATATAATGTCAACCACATTATATCATTTTCGGAGCGTCCTGGCAAGGGGCGTATTTTTTGCGCTTAAAATTAGTTGCACCGGTGCAACTAATAAGACTTATCCACACTTTATCCACAATACACAGCCGAAAAGCGCCGGCGCAACAGAAAGGAAATGATAAATATGGCAACAGCGAAGAAACTACCCTCTGGCTCCTGGAGGTGTCTGGTATATAGTCATTCAGAACCAGTATATTTAAAAGATGGAAAGCCAGCCTTAGATAAGAATGGCAAACAGAAACAAAAACGGATCTATGAATCCTTTACCTGTGACGATCCATCAAAAGCGGGGAAGAGACAGGCAGAGAAAGAAGCTGCGGCTTTTGCTGCAGATAAAAGTACTGTAAGTCGTCCAAAGGATTTTACCCTGGGTGACGCTATTGATAAATACTGTGAGTTAAAAAGCAATGTCCTGTCCCCGTCTACGATCAGGGAATACCGGCGCATGAGAAAGAACTACTATGGAGATCTTATTGATACGAAGCTCCGAAAACTGTCCTCTGAGCTTGTGCAACAATGGGTTAATAAGTTCTCAGCAAAGCATAGCCCTAAGACTACAAGGAATGCTTACGGGCTCCTGTCTGCTATTATGGAAATGTACGCGCCTGGTATTCAGTTGGACGTTACTCTTCCTCAAAAGGTAAAGCCTGAACTATATGTCCCTACCGATAGCGATATACGCGCCATACTGGACTTCTTTACTGCTAACGATAAAGATATGGAAATTGCTGTTTACATGGCAGCGTTTGGCACGATGAGGCGGTCAGAGATATGCGCCCTCACAGCTGCTGATGTATCCGGGAACCTTATCCGGATCAATAAAGCCACGGTTGACGCAGGAAAGACAGAATGGGTCACGAAGACTACTAAGACGGTTTCCAGTGCGAGAACAGTGGAAATGCCTGAATACATAATAAAGAAACTTCCGGACAAGGGAAGACTGGTGGACTTAAATCCGGATCAGGTGACGCGGAGATTTGAAAGAGCTCTGACAAGGCTCAATGTCCCTCACTTCCGCTTCCACGATCTGCGCCACTATGCGGCCAGTGTTATGCACGCGATTGGCGTACCGGATCAGTACATTATGGCAAGGGGTGGTTGGTCCTCTGATGGAACTTTAAAAAGAATTTACCGGGGAACTATGGAAGATTACAACACGATTTTCACAGGAAAAATCATAGATCATTTTGAGACGATGCAACATGAAATGCAACACGACAAGAAAAAAGCCCTGTAAATACAAGGCTTTTAAAAAGCGCGAGACGGGACTCGAACCCGCGACCCCGACCTTGGCAAGGTCGTACTCCACCAACTGAGCCACTCGCGCATGAAATATTTATTTCACAACACTGGCATTATATCATATATAGTGGTAATTTGCAATATATTTGTAAATTTTTTTTATAACAGTAATAATATAAAACGTAGGTTTATTTCAGAAAAACAGGAAACTTTATCCAATCAATTTTCTTAATTAAATGCTGGAAATTTCACCCATTAGCCCTTATTATTTTCCTTGTTTTATTAATTTTCAAGCGCCATTCTTTTATATTCTTAATCCAATGCTTAATATAACCAATTATTCTGATTTTTCATTGACACCATACTAAGGGTTCCGTATAATGCAAGAAATTGGTCATCTGACCAAAAGGGAGGCATGATATGGGTCAAATTTTATCAATAGAAGAACAACCCTGCAGCACTTCAACAGAGGACAGAATTCTGGATGCAGCCCTTACCATCATTCAGGAAAAAACCATCAGCGGGCTGAGAATCCGTCAGGTGGCAGAAAAAGCAAATTTGTTTCAATCCAACATTCATTATTATTACAACAGTAAGAAAGAGCTTCTCCTTGCTGTTCAGAAAAAAGTCTTAAACCGTTACCGCGAAATCCGCCAGCAATCCATTCATC